CCGGATTGCCGCGCGATCGTCGAGGCGCGCGTGGCGGTGCCTCAGATGCCGGCCGCGCCCGCCCGCGCTGACCCGCCGGCGGCTGACCTCTTCGGCCGATCGGCTGCGTGAGGAGTATCCGCGTCCGGTGCTGATGGCGAACCCGCTGAGGATCGAAGGCCCAGACCCGCCGGCCATGACGTGCGCGGACGAATGAGGAGCAGCCCATGAATCGTATCGCCGTCAGCCCCGGAGACCGCTTCGGCTTGTTCACCGCCATCGCTCCTCGACCTCGGGACCCGAAATCCAGCCTTCAGCGGTTCCTGTTCCGATGCGCCTGCGGCGTCGAGAAAGACCTGCGCGTGCGCGATGTTGTGCGGGGCATGACGAAGAGTTGCGGCTGTTCTCGCCGCGGAACCGGCAACGGCAATTTCCGCCACGGGCTCTCAAGAACATCCGAGTACGGCATCTGGCGACATATGATCCAGCGCTGCACCGATCCTGAGGATGCTGCGTACTGTAACTATGGCGCCCGCGGCATTCGCGTCTGCGAGCGCTGGGTCGCATCGGTGGACAACTTCATTGCTGATATGGGGCTGCGACCGACTTCTGATCATAGTCTGGAGCGCGTGAACAACGACGGGAACTATGAGCCGGGCAATTGCCGGTGGGCCACGTGGTCAGAGCAGATGCGCAACACGCGCGCTAACAGGTTCGTCGACCACAACGGCGAGCACATGCTTCTTCTGGACGCCTGCGAACAGGCGCCCGTTTCGACCGCCACCGTCCGCCAGCGTCTGGTCGCCGGGTGGGATCCTCATCGGGCGCTCACGACTCCACGAGATGAATCGAAGGTCAGAGAGCGTTCCGTTCGCGCCGGCTGATGTGGAGCGGTGGCTGGTAGCGGCGTTCATGGCCTTCACCAGCTCGGGCATCTTCAGCGTCCGGCCGAACCGGCTCCAGCCGAACGACCCTCAGGAGATGCGGGCGACGTTCGACTGGATCGTCTTCTCCGCCGAGGTCCTCGGCCTCGACAGCCCGGAGCGGATCGCGCTCCTCACCTGGGCCCGGGCGAAGGCACGGCGGCGGATCCGGCGCCACCGCCGGCTCCGCCTCCTGCGCGAGGTCCCCGGGGGCACCGTCACGGACTACTGCGCCGAGGTCGGCGTCCAGCGGCGCACCTTCGACCGGCGCCGGAAGCGGGCGTGCCATCGCCTCGCCGATGCCTGGAACGCAAAGGTCACAGGCACGCCGGAGTGACGCAGGCATAGATCACGCTTGCGTGTGTCCAAAAACGGGACGCAGATCAGGTGTCACGGATCGACGGAAGGTCGACCGCCTCAAGGGGTACCACCGTGGCAGCGTCCAGGACCAAGGCCATCACCCTCGCCGGCTCGCCGGCGTTTCACCCGCCGGGCGCTGTCGCCCGTCATGCCGCCGCGTTGGAGCGGCGCCAGGCTCGCCTCGCGCGAGACCGCGATGCCGGCGCCTCCGAGGAGGTCCTGGCTGCGCACGAGACCGAGGTCGTTCGCCTGACGAAGACGATCCGCCGGTCTCAGCGCCGTGTCGACCGCCTTGCCGTGCTTCGCGCCGAGCAGGCGGATCTGGCCGAGAAGCGCGCCGACAACGACGAGCTGAAGGCGCGGCTCGCCGCGAAGGATGCGGCCGAGAACGAGCGGGCGAAGGACCTCTGCAAGGTCGTGATCGGGCGCATCCAGCAGCGGGAAGCCGATGCTCGGGCGCGCCGGAAGCTGGAGACGCCGCAGGAACGGCACCGTGCGAACCAGCAGCGGCGCCGGCTCAAGCTCAACCCGCACGTCGAGCGGGACACCGCGATCAAGCCCGGCCGCCGCATCGTCACCGATCCGACGAAGCTCGGCGGCTTCGTCGAGGTTCAGGTCAACAAGCAGCTCGACGTGCTGACCATGGAGCACTCGGCCAATCGGATCAGCGATCAGGAGTTCGCCGTCGGCCGCCTCCTCCAGGCCGCGTGGGTCGGCGATCGATCCGAGGTCGACGGCCGCTTGGACCGGCTGGCACAATACGGGATCCTCCCCGGTGGCCAGTCTGGCGAGGACCTCGCCCCTCGCGAGATGGGGATGTTGCGGCACCTGTTCCGGGTTCGCGCCGTCACGCAGCTCGACGAGAAACTCGCTGGCGTCATCGGCTGGATCGGAGTTCGATTCCTCAAGGCCATCCTGGTCGAGGGCCACACCCTCAAGACCTACGCCTCGTGCACGGTCGGGGGTGGTGACCGCGGCGTCGGCCGGGTCGGGGATCGCTTCCGGTGGCTGCTGGAATCGGTGACGGATCACTTCCACACCGCGGAGGGCGCCCGGCGCTATGCACCGGATGACATCTACTCCGCCGACGCCGACACGGTGCCGGGCAGGGTCGCCGCGCTGAAGGCTCGGGCCGCGGACGAGGAGGTCTCCGAAACCGCCCCGGCTTGACACCCGACGGGCGAAACGGCAGGGATCTATATGAAGCGAGACGCGCGCCCGGGGCTGAGAAGCCGCCGGGCGTCTGTGTGTCTGGGCCCAACTTCACCGAACCCGCTCAACAGCTTAGGCGTTGCTCCGGCAGACGCGGCAGCGGTTCCGCGATATGGTCGTTTCACCATGATCCAGCCGGGCGCACCCGCGTGAGCGCGCATGCGACAGTGACCGCGATCGAGCAGGAGGCCGCGGCCTTCTGCCGGCGGCGCTTCCGCGATCAGGCGGACTACCTCGAAGCCAAGGACTCGCACTGCAAGCGCATCGCCGCGCTCGTGCGCCAGCTCCGCCCTCAGCTCGGGACCGTAGAGAAGCGCACGTTCGGCCAGTCCGGCGTGAGCGAGAAGGGCAAGCCGTTCACCGTCGCGAGGCGGCGCCGGGCGGCCTGATTTGTAGGTCGATGCGGAATTACCAAGACATTTCCGCAAGAACCGCTCCGACAGCGTAAATAGCGCAGTAAAATGAGTGACTTACCCGCGATTTCAGGGTCGCGGCGAACCGCTCGCGCCCGGGGCAGAATAAAAACCCAAGAGGCCGCGAAGGCGGTTCTGGCCACCCGGGCGGTGGCCTACCTCCGGGTCTCCACCGATGAGCAGGCCGCTCACGGTTTCGGGCTTGAGACGCAGGAGCGAGCCCTTCGCGCCTTCGCCGAGAGCCAGGCCTACGAGCTCGTCGCCGTCATCACCGACGCGGGCGTTTCTGGGGCGACCCGGCCCGCCGACCGTGCCGGCTTCGGCGAGGTCCTGCAACTCGCGGCCGACGGGAAGTTCTCGGTGCTGCTGGTCTACCGGTTCGACCGGCTCGCCCGCGAGATCCGGTACGCGGTGACCACGGTGGCGGATCTCGCCGAGACGCACGAGGTCGGCATCCGGTCCGTCACCGAGCCGATCGACACGGCGACGCCGATGGGGCGCACCGTGTTCGCGATCCTCGCCGGCATGGCGGAATCGGAGCGGTTCACGATCAGGGACCGGACCGCGGGCGGGAAGCTGGCGAAGGCGGGCCGCGGCGGCTTCGCTGGGGGCCGGGTCCCCTACGGCTACGCCACCGACCGGGCCGGCGGCCTTGTCATTGTTCCGGAGCAGGCGGCGATCGTCCGGCGCATCTTCCGGGAGCGGGGCCGCGGCAAGCGCCCGCGGGCAACCCTCCAGGCGATCGCCGAGGGGCTGAACCGCGACGGCATCCCTTCCCCGACCGGCCGCCGGTGGCGGCACGACACGGTCGGCTACGTCCTCGACAACCCGAAGTACCGCGGGGCGGTCGAGTACCTGTTCACCTGGACCGGCGCCGAGCAGCACGTGCTCCAGCCCGGGACCCACGAAGCCATCATCGGCTGAAGGCCTCCATGCGCATCGAACTCGTCCACGAGCCCTCCGCCGGGCCTCGTCCCTTCCTGCTGCGCGCTCGCCTCGCCGGCGGCCTCGTCCAGGAGGGTTTCGCCACGCGCGAGGACGCCGAGGCTGCCCGGCCCGCGTTCGCGTCGGCGCTTCGCCAGGCCTTCGCGTGACCGCACGCCCCGACTTCACCTCGGCCGACGCGGACCGGGCGCTTCGTCATGCGCAGCGCCTCCAGCGCGACCCGGCGGCCCAAGCCTACGGCGACCACCTCCGCCGCCAGGGCCTGATCCCGGCGCCGGTCCAGCTCCCAGCCGAGACCCCGTACGACGAGGCTCGGGCCGGCGAGTTCGAGGTCCGCCGCTCCATGGCGATGCTGCGAGCCCGGCCATGCTGAAGCGCCTCGTCCTCCGCTGGCTGCTCCGCGGTCAGTCGGCTGCCGCTGCCCCGATCGTCCACCGCGGCGAGCGCGAGCTGACGTCCGGCCCCGACCTCGGCGCACCGGCCGGCCCCATCGCGAAGCTGTCCTACGACGAGGCGCTTCGGTGCTTCGGCGTCCACCAGGGGAGATGAGCATGTCCGTCGTTGCCGGTGTCATCGGCGGCATCGCCGCCCTCGTCGCGCTCACGGCTGCCGCCGGTGTGGCGATCCTGATCCTGTCCGTGATCGCGAAGGGCTACGAGCACTGATGCCCCGCCTCTGCGCCGCCGTCCTGCTCGCCGGCATCGCCGCGGCAGCCCTACGCCCGCGCCGGCCGGCCTCCTTCGTGCTGGTCCGGCCTGCCGTCCCCGACGACGTGCGCGTCTCGGCCGAGCGCCTGACGCTCCTCTTCGGCGACATGCCGTCCAAGGCGAAGCACTGATGCGCGGCATCGTCGGCCTCCGGCACGCTGCCGGCATCCTGCTGGTGCTCGTTGCTGGCTGGGCCTGGGTGTGGGTGTTCGATCGCCCCGCGCATGCCGCACAGCCCGGCTTCCTGGCCGGCGCCCTCGCCTGCCCGGCCGGCGTCGAGGGACCGGACTGCACCCGCGAGACCGCGCTCGACGTGCTCACCCAGCCGGTAGCACTGGTCACCGAGTGCCCGATGGTCGGCACGCTGCTGGCCACGCATCTGAGCCTGCCGGCCGGCGGCACGCACAAGACGTTCTGCGAGCGGCGGAAGGGCTGAGCGATGGCGAGCACCCGGGATGCCTACTTCGCCGAGCTGCTGCGGCAGCAAGCACAGGCACAGGCTTACGCGCAGTGGGACGCGATCAACGGCGCCCAGGCCCGGACCGCCTCACGGGCCGGTGACACCTTCGACTTCCGCACGATGCGCCCCGCCGAGCCGCGCAAGCCCTCCCGCTTCGACGGCCCGGAGGTGATCGACCTCGTGCAGGGCGCCGACGGCGCGTGGCACGTCCCGGCCGCGCTCGAAGCTCGGGTCCGCGCGCTCTGATGCTGGCCCGCCCTCGCCCGCCGGAGCGGCTGCTCGGCCAGGAAGGCGCCCTCACGGCGCTGCCCTTCGAGCCGGCGCCCGAGCTGGAAGCCTGGGCCCGCGCCGCCTTCATCAGCGAGGATGCGGTGCTGCTGAACGAGGAGCACGCGCACCTCCGCGAGGCCACGCTCGGCTTCATGTGGACGTCCGTGCCGAACGCGCGCGGCGGGAACGGTGTCGTCGGGCAGGCCGAGATCCCGTCCATCCAGGGCGGGAAGTGGGCCCGGGCCCGGTTCTTCCAGCAGGTCGAGGCGTGGTTCGGCCTCGTCCCGGACTTCATGATTACGCTCGACGCGGGCTTCGCGGACCAGGCCGACGACGCCACGTTCTGCTCCCTCGTCGAGCACGAGCTCTACCACTGCGCGCAGGCGAAGGACGCCTGGGGCGCCCCGCGGTTCTCGAAGGCGACGGGCCGGCCGATCTTCACGATGCGCGGCCACGATGTCGAGGAGTTCGTCGGCGTCGTCGCGCGCTACGGCGTCGGTGCCGCGGCGGGCCAGACCGCGGCGCTGGTCGAGGCGGCCAACCGGCCCCCGATCGTGTGCGAGGCGGACATCGTCGGCGCATGCGGCACCTGCGGGCGCCGAGTTTGATCCTGGATTGACGGATTCGCAGCCGTGAACGTGCTCTCGGATGAGGTGAAAACCTTCATCGTCCAGCAGCTTGCGTGCTTCGACCCGCCCTCGGTGGTGGTGAAGGCGGTCAAGGCCGAGTTCAACGAGACCGTCTCCCCGCAGCAGGTCGAGTCCTACAATCCGGAGCGCCGGGCGGGCCAGAACCTCGGCGAGCACCTCCGGGAGCTGTTCCGCGTCACGCGCGAGGCCTTCCTCGAGGACACGGCGTCGATCGGCATCTCGCACCGCGTGACCCGCCTCCGAACGCTCCAACGCCTCGCCGATCGCGCCGAGACGCAGGGCAACATCGCCTTGGCCGCCCAGCTCGTCGTCCAGGCGGCGAAGGAGGTCGGCGACGTCTTCACCAACCGCCAGCGGATCGATGCCAATCACACCGTCCGCAGCCACGAGGACGCTCTCGGCGACCTTGAGTGAGCGCGAGCGCGAGATACGCCAGCGCCTCAAGGACGATTTCGAGCACTACGCGCCCCGCTGCCTGCGCATCCGGACGAAGTCGGGCAAGATCGTCCCGTTCACGCTGAACCGGGCGCAGCAGTACATCCACGAGCGCCTCCAGGAGCAGCTCCGCACGTCGGGGAGCGTCCGGGCGTTGATCCTGAAGGGACGGCAGCAGGGCGCCTCGACCTACATCGGCGGCCGGTTCTTCTGGCGCACGACGCACAAGCGCGGCGTCCGGACCTTCATCCTGACGCACCAGGACGATTCCACGGCCGCGCTGTTCGAGATGGTGTCACGCTATCACGAGCACTGCCCGTCGCTGGTGCGCCCGTCTGCCGGCGCGGCGAACGCGAAGGAGCTGCTCTTCGATCGCCTGGACAGCGGCTACAAGGTCGGCACGGCCGGCTCGAAGGCGGTCGGTCGCGGTAACACGCTCCAACTCTTCCACGGCTCGGAGGTCGGGTTCTGGCCGCACGCGCAGAGCCACGCGTCGGGCATCCTGCAGGCCATCGCTGATGAGCCGGGCACCGAGGTGATCCTGGAGAGCACGGCCAACGGCGTCGGGAACTACTTCCACCAGCAGTGGCGCAAGGCTGAGCGTGGGGAGAGCGAGTTTCAGGCGATCTTCGTGCCGTGGTTCTGGCAGGACGAGTATCGGAAGGCCCCGCCGCCCGACTTCACGCTGTCGCCCGACCCGGATGAGCAGGGCGAGTCCGAGGTCGATTACGCGGAGGCCTACGGGCTCGACGCGGAGCAGATGTTCTGGCGGCGCCGGAAGATCGCGGACCTGGGCGAGACCCTGTTCCGGCAGGAATACCCCGCCAACGCGGCCGAGGCTTTCCAGATGGCGAACACGAACGGCCTCATCAGCTCGAAGCTGGTCGTGGCCGCCCGCAAGCGCACCGTGCAGCCCTCGGGCCCCCTCGTCTTCGGGTACGATCCGGCGCACCAGGGAGGCGACCGCCACGCACTGGCCAAGCGCCGCGGCCGCAAGGTGCTCTGGGCCGGCGGCAAGCCCGGTCTGTCGATCCCGGAGAGCGCGAACTACGTCGCGGGCCACATCGACCGGGACGGCCCGATCAAGTGCTTCATTGACGTGACCGGCGGCTACGGCGCCGGCGTCTACGACATCCTGGTGGAGCGTGGGTACGGCCCCGAGGGCCGCAACATCGTCGTGCCGGTGAACTTCGGCGGCGCGCCCCTCCAGCCCGCGCGGGTCTCACCGACCACGGACGAGGAGCTGCCCGGCCCGCTGAACCGCCGCGCCGAGATCTGGCTGAACTCGCTCGACTGGCTGATGGACCCGGCCGGCGTCGATGTGCCGGATGACGACGAGCTGCAGGCAGATGCCTGCTCGACCGGCTACAGCCACAACAGCCGCGGGTACATCCAGCTCTGGTCGAAGGAGAAGATGCGCTCGATGGGCATCCCCTCGCCGGACCTCTGGGACGCGGTCGCTCTGACCTTCGCCGAGCCGGTGATCGAGACCAAGCCTCAGGACTGGGGCACGCCGAGCACCGCCTGGATCTCCTGATCCGCAGCACTGGACCTCTCCATGAAGCTCCGATTCCTCGCACTGGCTGGGATGCTCGCGCTCGCCTGCGCCGCCCCGGCCGAGGCACAGCAGGCGCGCGTCTTCTCCGGCTGCGCCGGCCCGGTGCTGACGTCCGGCGACGGCACCGGGTTCGTCGTCGACGCGATCGGCAAGCTCTGCATCACCACTGGCGGCTCAGCTTCGTTCTCGGTCGCCCGGACGACGGGCATCGGCACGACCGGCGTGCAGGTCTCGGCCGCCGATCCGGCCAACCGCCGCACGGTGTCGAACATCGGTGCCGTGGCCTGCGAGATCATGCCGGCCGCGACCGCTTACGGCACCGGCTACCCGCTGGCGGCCGGGCAAGCCTTCACCTTCGACGACGCCGGCCGGACCAAGGCCGCGATCTTCGTGGCGTGCTCGGCGGCCGGCGGCTCCGTCGCGGTCATGAGCTACTGAGACTGTCGTGCGTGCGCTCGTTGCTCTGTTGCTCGCGTGCGGCCCTGCCCTGGCGGCGGGACCGTCCGGCACGCCGACCGACTTGTCGGCCTACGCCACCCGCGCCCAGATGCCGGCGCCCTGCGGCGCGATCCCGATGGCCGACACGCTGAACGGCTCGGCGGGCTCGGCCAACTGCTACGTCCCGAAGGACGCGTCGCGGCCGACATCGGTCCAGGCGGCGAACGTCCAGACCGACGGGAACGGCGCATGGTCCGTAACCTGGGCGCGCGGCTTCACCTCGTCGGCTCCGGTGGTGAACCCGCTGCCGGTGAACACCGGGTCGCTCCCGATCCTGTGCAACGTGGCAGCGCGTTCCGCCACGGCCGCCTCGGGGAAGTGCTGGCAGTCCACCTCGACGACGCTGCCCGGCGCCCTGGCGTCGCTCGCCGGGCTGTTGGTGAGCCCCTTCGCCACCCCGGCCGCGAATGCCGCCGTGATGGTGATCACGCGCGAGCCGACGCAGTAGAACCGCTTGACCCGACGGGCGAACACCGTCAGAGAGCTATCGCCGCGAGACGTGCGGGCGCTGCCCCGTCTCGTTGTCACCCTCTACAATCTGCAGGATCCTCGATGGCGCGCACCGATGCGGTCAGCGACAGCGATCTGCTGCGCCTGATCGACGAGGAAATCGCCGGCGGCGTGTCGTTCGACAACGACCTGACCGCGAACGGCGAGCGTCGCACCGGCTCGGCCAAGGGCGACCGCGAGACCGCGCTGGAGTACTTCGACGGCGTCGTGCGGGATCTGCCGGCCGAGAAGGGCCGATCCCAGGTCGTGTCCCGCGACGTGTCCGACATCATCGGGACCATGCTGCCCGGCCTGATGCGGGTCTTCGACGGCTCGGACCGCGTCGCGGTCTACAGCCCGGCCCGCCCCGGCGATGAGAAGAGCGCCGACCAGGCCACGGACTACGTGAACCATGTCTGGGCGAATGACTGCGACGGGTACCTGATCCTGCTGACCTGGATCATGGATGCCCTCCAGGTCCGCAACGGCATCGTTAAGGCCTACTGGGA